GTTGCTACACCTGATGGGTGGACATTTATTGTTCCTAATCATGATAGTACATCTTATGGTTACCTATACAATAATGCAATAACAAATAAGGAAGAAGCGAGAAAAAATCTCAGCAAAATTTTTGACGTAGAACCTGATGGTGATCTAACCTTTCGTAATTATATTGCTAAAAGTATCTTTAGAGGTGAAAGGACTATTCTTAATGGTAATAGACTAGCATTCTTAGAACCATTGGAGGCTACTTCAGGACATTTCTATAAACATGTTGCGGAAACAACTTATATGCATCTTGTTAAAGGTCGTGCTACGAGAGAGGCAGTTGACAATGAAATAATGGATAGAATGCGGAAAATTGAGACATTTGTATTATGGCATTATCAAAACGGATCTAAGTACGACACTCCTTTTTGGGAATATGCAAAAACTCTTTCATTCAAACCTTACGCGGAATTTGATCGTATATTAGACCATGTAAAAGTGTCTACTAGGGATCAACTCATCAGTTCAACAGAGCAGTATGCTATATGGCATCCTTACAGTTTTAAGAACTGGACTGACGCTCTGCGGTATAAATAAGATGAGGATATTTTTATAGCAGGGTCAGAGTAAAATCATGCCATTAACAAGACTGGATAATCTTATCAGTAGTAAAACTGGTAAGTATTTGTATGTTTCACCCGATGATTTCAATGCAACAGATGCTTTATCTAATAGAGGTAATTCACCTGTAACACCATTCAAGAGCATTCAACGTGCTTTTATAGAGATCGCTAGGTATTCATACCTTCCAGGATTCGATAACGATAGGTTCGATCAGTTCACTATCATGTTGATGCCTGGCATCCACTACATTGACAACCGTCCTGGTCTTGCTGATACTAGTGGAGTTGATATATTTGGATTCGATCAAGCAAATGGTGCTTGGACAGACACTTCGATTGTAGATATATCTAATCCTGATAATATATTCCGTAAGTTTAACAACACTGAGGGTGGTGCTATCATCCCTCGTGGTTCTTCTTTGGTAGGTTATGACCTTCGTAGAACTACTGTACGTCCTCTATATGTTCCAGATCCTGCTGTTACTGAAAGAACTATTCCTCGTTCTGCTATATTCAATGTAACAGGTGGTTGCTATTTCTGGCAGTTTACTATTAAAGATGGTCAGACATCTAGTGAATCACCATTATGGAATGCTTCAGAAGGGACTGGTGAAGTTTATTACGACCCTAATGACTTTACTAAGTTAGCAGCACCTAACTATTCTCACCATAAATTAACAGTATTTGAATATGCTGATTCAGAAGAATTAGGTCTGTACTACAGAAAGGTTGCTAAGGCATTCTCTGCATATCAACCAACGATTGATGATCCAGGTGAGTTTGCTCCTAGAGTTCAAGAGAACAGAATTGTTGGACCTCTATCTGACTCCCGTATCATTGAGTCATTAAAGTTTACTGACAGTACTACTGATGCTTCTATCCCTGCATCTACAACAGAAGTTGAAGTAACAACTAAGGTTGATCATGGTTATTTCCAAGGTCAATTCGTTGCTATATCAAGTACAGAAATTGATGATATCCTTGAGGGTATCTTCCCAATTAAAGAGATCGATCAGAATGATGCTCGTAAGTTTATCTACGAAGTACCTTCTGTAACTGCTGCAATTGGTACAAATATTACATCAGGTAAGGTTGTTGATATAAACTCAACTCCTGCACTTGGTCAGAACGCACAGACATTAGCAGAAGTTGATTCTGTTGAGTCTGCTTCACCATACGTCTTTAACTGCTCCATTCGTTCTACATGGGGTATTTGCGGTATCTGGGCAAATGGTTTAAAAGCAACTGGATTTAAGTCAGTTGTTATTGCACAGTATACTGGTGTATCACTACAGCAAGACGACAGAGCATTCATCAGATATGATGAGTATTCAAATACTTGGAACCAAGCATCTCTAACTGATGCGTTTGCTACAATACCATACCACACTAAAGGTGATTCTTACTGGAAAGATGAGTGGAGAAACTTCCACGTTAGAGCATCTGAAGATTCATTCATCCAGTGTGTTAGTATATTCGCTGTTGGTTATGCCGATCACTTCCTAATGGAAAGTGGTGGTGATATGAGTATCACCAACTCTAACAGTAACTTTGGTAATACATCATTACACGCTAAAGGATTTAAAGGATTCGCTTTCAACCAAGATAAGGGTGGATTCATTACTGATATCATTCCACCTAAGCAGGTTACTGATAACTCTGCTAACACTGAGAAGGTTCAGTATTATACAGTTGATATTGCTGGTACTATCCAGAACCCAACAAACTATACTAAGTTGTTCTTAGGTAGTGATGATCTTAATGACCCAGTTAATCGTCCTGCTGCTACTATTACAGGATATAGACTTGGTGCTAAATCTGATGAAAAACTATATGTAAAACTTGAGCCATCTGCTCCTGGAGATGATGGTCTCTTTACTGTAAGTCTAGAACCAACAGGTTTCGTTAAGTATATTGCTAAGGGTAGTATTCTTAATCCTTCTGGACTATCAGTTAATAATGCATTCGCTGACGCTGCTAATTTGATTGAAAGCAATCGTCGCATGATGCAGGAGGAGGTATTCGGTTATATCTTACAGAAATACCCTGCTCTTAGAAACGTTTCTTATGTAAATCCAGGATTAGATCCTGCTGCTAACAGATATGCAGACGCTCGTAATTTAATTCAGGCAAATAGACAGGAGATCATAGATGATGCGTGGGCAAAAACTTTGGAATATGCTCCGAGTCATGCTTCTTCTGAAGCTAAGTGTAAGCGGGATATTGGTTATGTTGTGGATGCTATCTCAGAAGATTTAAGAGATGGTGGTAATGCTAATGTCATTGCTGCAACTAAGACATATTTTAACCCAGATGGAACTCCTCTATCAAATGGATTGTTAGGTGAAGAGGAAGAATCTGTATACGCATTCCAGAGAGCAAAAGATTACTGTAAGCAAGCGATTGCTAATCTATTGACAGTATCTGACGATACTATTACTATGGATCCAGCAAATCCATCAGTATCTTATACTCCAACGAGTGCTACTTATAATTCAGAGACTGGAGATTTAACATTACTCGTTGCTAATCATGGATTCACTGGATCCACTACAACAACAGCAACTAGTGCTGCATACAATGGTGCTAACGGTCTATTAACATTAACTATTCCTAATCATGGATATACTAATGGTGATAAGATTAAGATCGCAGACAACTCTTTAACATTCACTTGTGATATGGATGGAGGTTATAGTAGTCATACTTATCCTCGTTCATCCGACCCTGCTTCTGGTGCTTGGTTGACTGTTACAGGATCAACTACAAATACAGTTAATGTAAATGTAGGTGCAGCTCCTACTGTACACTTCACTCCTTCTGCTGGTACTTACAATGCTACTACAGGTGATCTTGTCTTAACTATAGGTAGTCACACTTTATCAACTGGTACATACGTTAAGATAGCAGATAACTCATTGAACTTTACTTGTTCGATGGATGATGATGCTACAGTTCATAGTTATCCAAGATTAACTGACCCTGTATCTGGTGAATCAATACAGATTACAGGTACTACAGCTAACAGCGTTACACTTAATGTTGGTGCATCACCTCTTGTACAATATACTCCAACCAATGCAACTTATACACCTACAACAGGTATAATGGAGTTGACCATTGGTAACCACAACATACGTGGTGCTAAGAGATATACTCCAACTACTGCTGCATATAATCCTAATACAGGTTTTGTAACACTTACTGTTGCTGGTCACGGATTCCAAGACGGTGAGAAGATTAGAATAGATGACGGTGCATTAACCTTTACTTGTGATCAAGATAGTAATGGTACTAACCACGCTTATCCTCGTGCAACTGACCCTGTAAGTGGTGCATGGTTACAAATCAGTAGTGTTACTACAGATACGTTTGCTGTACAGATATTAGCATCCGTTCCTTCTTCTAACACAACTACACATAGTTTTGTTTCTGCTGCTGCTAACAGTATTACTAAAGCATCTGACAACATCAAGTTGGCAGACGGTGCTATAACATTTACATGTGCTCAAGACGGTAACGGAAGCAATCATTCATATCCTAGAACTACTACATCAACTGCTACAGTAACGGATGCAACTTATGCTCCTGCTACTGGTGTTCTTGAGTTGACAGTTGCAGGTCATGGATTAAACAACGGAGAACAGATTAAGTTAGCAGATGATTCGCTAACATTCACCTGTGCTCAGGATAGCAATGGTTCTAACCATACATATCCACGTTCTAGTGACCCTATTAGTGGTAAGTGGATAAGTGTTTTCAACGTACAAACAAATACTTTCCAAGTTAATGTAGGAGTTTCTTCTAACATTACAACTCACAATTTTGTTTCTGCTGTTAATAATGGTTTAACCAAGAAGACTGACCCATTCTATGACAATTCTATTGTTGTAGAGGAAGTTGGTAGTACAACTACTACTGTAACAGGTGCTGCTTACACTGCTTCTACTGGTGTAATGGTAATTACTGTTAGTGGTCATGGATTAAACAATGGAGATAAGGTTAAGTTTGCTAAGGAATCTCTAACATTTATTTGTGATAAGGATAGTGGACAATCAAACCATTCATATCCAAGAACATCCGACCCTGCTTTTGATGAGTGGTTGACAGTTGCTAATAAGACTACAAATACATTTGAAGTTAATGTAGGTATTTCACCTGCTCATGATCAGTATACACATACATTCGTTTCTGCTACTGCTGATGGTTTAATCAAGCAGTCTGGAACTATTAAGATTAACATTGGTGTATCTCCTAACGTTACAGCACATACATTCGTTAGTGCTGTTGCTGGTTCTGTTAAGACAGGTGGTAGCTACACTCATACATTTGTAAGTGCTAATACTAATGCACTCATAACTGGTGGTAATTATATCCACAACTTTATATCTGCATCTGCTAATGGTATTGAGAAGGCAGGTGATTCTCTGAGTATTAATGCAGACGCATTGACATTCACATGTGAACAAGACAATAACTCTACTCAACACAAATATCCTCGTGCTTCTGATCCTGTATATGGTAAGACATTACCTATCAGTTCCACTACAGCTAATACACTTACAGTAAATGTTGGTGCAAAAACTGCTAAAGGATATGATATTAATAATTCTACCTACAACCCTGTAACTGGTGATCTAGTTCTTACTTTAGGTAGTCACACAATTAATACAGGAACAAGTATTAGGTTAGCGAAGAATGCTTTGACCTTTACTTGTAGTATGGATAACAATGGTACAAACCATACTTATCCAAGAACAGGTGATCCAGCATATAATACTGCACTGAATGTTACCGCAGTTGGATCTACAAATCATACAGCAACTAACGCAACATATGCTCCTACTACTGGTGAATTAGTATTAACTATCTCTAGTCATGGATTCTCTAATGGAGATATGGTTAAGATTGCTGATGGTTCATTAACAATGACCTGTGCTATGGATGGTAATGCTTCAAACCATACCTATCCTAGAGCAACTGACCCTGTAAGTGGTAAGTGGTTAGAAATTTCCGCTGTAACTGCTGACACATTTAAGGTTAATATTGGTGCATCTCCTGATACATCTGCACATACATTTGTATCTGCTGTAAGTAATGGAGTTAAGAGACAAGATGGAACAGTCACGGTTAACGTTGGTCAATCTCCTATTGTTAACTACAATGTTAGTGGAGCTACCTATAATCCCACCTCTGGTGTGTTGGTACTTACAATTGGTACTCACACTTTAACTGCTGGTACAAGTATTAAACTAGGAAATAATTCTCTAACATTTACATGTGCTCAAGATAGTAATGGTACTAACCATACTTATCCTAGAGCAGGAGATCCTGCATACAATACTGCAATCAGTATTGCATCTGTAACTTCAGATAGTATCACACTTAACGTTGGTACTTCTTCTAATACCACAGCACATACATTTGTATCTGCTGCTTCTGGCGCAGTGATTGCTGGTGGTAACTATACTCATACATTCGTTAATACTAGTAACACACACTCAGTAACTGGTGCTGTATATCAGCCTTCTACTGGTGTTATGACACTGACTGTTAATGGTCACGGATTTGTAAATGGAGAGCATATCAAACTTGCAAACAACTCATTAACATTTACATGTGCTCAGGATAGTAATGGTACTAACCACACATATCCACGTCCTACAGATCCTTCTGCTGGTAAGTGGTTGAAGATCTTCAATGTACAAGCAAACACATTTGATGTACAAGTACTGAAGACTATTCCTTCAACCAATACAACTGTTCATACATTTGTATCTGCTACTGCAAACAACCTTGAAAGAGGACTTGTTATAGAAGGTGGTGAGTATCCTCATACATTTGTATCTGCTGAGAATAATGCAATTACAATCTTCAGAGGAGATTCTTCTCTAAATGCTAGCCGTAACAAGGATGCACGTAACCTTATTCTTGCTAATAAGAATAGCATCATTACTGAAGCAATTACTGCTATCAATGCATATGATTCCAACCATTCTTCTACAAACTATGAGACTAAGTGTAGAAGAGACTTAGGTAGGATTATAGATGCTATAGCACAAGACCTTTGGTTCGGTGGTAACGAGTATACAATCTCTTACCTCAAGACATATTTCTCTGGTAATGCACTGTTAAGTAATGGTGTACAAGGAGAAGTTAACCAAGTTATCGTTGGTTTGAATAAGGTTCAAGATCAGATCAACCTTGCTATCAACAACCAACTATCACAGAAAGACACAAGTATTACTACTGACACTACTGGTGAACCACCAATAGTATCTGATGCTAATGCTGACGTATCTGTATTACTTCTTGCTAACTCCAAGTTCATTGCCAAGCAAGCATATGAAGAGATGAAGACAGTTCATACTTCATACACTCCTGCTACTGGTTATACAGAGCAAGATTGTTTGGATGATGTATACGATGTTGTAAGAGACGTTGCATACAACATGAAGTATGGTGGTAACCATAAGGTATATGATATCGGTAACGGTTTCGTAACCAATAACTTCAATGGTGTTACACTTCTTATGCCACAGAGTGAGCGTACAGAAGTTGCTGAAGTTTATAGTAAAGCAAAGGGTGTTATAGAAAAGGTTATTACAAACACAACAGTTACACCTACTAACTGGACTCCTGATGCTACTAACCAACAGGTTAAAGATCTAACCTTAATTGGTCTTTATGATGCTGCTACATGTAACAGCATGATATCAGCAACAGACACCTTGATGGATATTATTATTCAGGGTGTTGGTACTGATGCTGCTGTTGGTAACCTTAATAGTATCACAAGAACAGAACCAACACAACCTACCACATATACTCAAGGTAATTGTGCAGAGGTTCTTTCTACAGTTGATACATTAGTTGGCATCTTCACTGACAGTTTACTTGCTGGTAATCTTAATGACCTAGTTAACGTAAGTAATGGTGAGTGGGATTGTGCTAACGTTAGAAATACAATTGAAACTCTATTCGATATCCTTGTTGATTCCATCCTTGCTGGTAACCTTAACGGTCTACCAACACTTAATACGGGTGACTTTACTATCAACAATGAGCAATCTAAGTGCTTCAGAGACGTTGCTTACATCGTAGATGCTGTTGTCAATGACTTACGTCTTGGTGGTAACATCAACAGTGTACAGGCTGGTGAAGCATACTTCGTTAATGCTCAGTTAGACTTCGTTGATGGTCAAGCATCTGAAACAATTGATGCTTGGAACTATGTCGGTAACATGTGTACCGCTGCAATGAGGAACTTCGACTTCCTAGCATACAACTGTACAACTACTGCTGGTTCTTCAACCGTTGATGTAGGTGATACAAGTGGTATTGTAATTGGTATGAGTGTAGTAGAGTATGATGAAAGCGGTGTATCTCCTTACGAACAAGGTGTTCTTAAGGCAGCAGGTACTACACCACTCTACACAACCATCCCAGAAGGAACATACGTCAAGAAAATTATTAGTAACACCACAATTGAATTGGGTGTTAATGGATCACGTTTAGAAACAGGTAATACAGTTAATGCTATCCTGTCAAGCAGTTCAATCAACCTATACTTCACATATGCTAGTGGAGCATGGGCAGATACAACACCATTAACTAAGGTTATTGGTCCTGTTAATGATGCTGATAGAGATATCACTAGAGACTCAACAACTAACTCAAGTAATGCTGAGTGTGCTGCAACAGCAGCTGCAATCAATACACTGATTGGTAACATCACCACCATTATTAGTAGTGGTCTTGGTTCTGTTACTCGTCAGGAACAGACAGTTAATACATCATTGCTTGCTTCCAGATCAACAGTATTCACAATTGATACTACTGGTGCTGGTTCAACTAATGCTCACGACTTCGAGACTGGAACACCTGTAAGGTTGGTTCCACGTCCTCGCTTTGACTCAGTAACAGGTAAGTATGTTTCAGTAGACAAGCGTGTTGTTAGACTACCTAATGGATTTGAACCTAACGTAACATACTATGTAATTGCTCCGGGCAGAACCACACAACCTATTGATTATAGTGGTACAACATACTTCAATGGTAGTGACCAGACCAAGTTAATGCTTGCAACCTCTAAGGAGAATGCTGCTGCTGGTATCTACATCTATTCATCTGAAACAACTAGTGTTGATCCTGATGTTGAGATTGATATCTATCAGTTCGTACTTGATGATCGTTATGATCTACATTCATACAGAACTAACTTAGCAACTGCTGCATCCTTCTCAGGTAATGGTGGATTCGAGACAGAGATTCCAAACATTGTTGACAAACCTTCTAACTCCACAACAGCACAGCAAGTATTCTTCAGACCTGAAGATGGTTCACAACTACCTCTAGTATCTACAGCGTTTGCAAACAATGCTAACGTTGCTGTAACAGATAATTCTAGCCCAGATTACGGTAGACTTAACCCTAACGTATCATTCTATGTTCGTTACCAAAATGATAAGGTATTCACCATCCACCTAAGCAAGGCAGATGCACTGAATGATGTACGAGTTACATTTGATCCTGGTCAAACTGGTATCAAGTTCACGACCTATGCTAACAAGAGCAGGTCACCAATGGCATTTGACCCAACCTTTACTGATGCTGTTACTACTTCTGGTAAGTGGTACATCAAGTGTAAGGATGAGGTTACTGGATCCCCTGCTGGATATGATGATAACATCTTCTGGAGAATCAATCAACCAGACCTTCAGGCAACTCCTAGATCTACAGACATGTGGTTCGAGCGTCTTAAGGATGATCGTACTGCTGATGACAGAACATATAAGATTCGTTATGTTATTCCAAAGGATATTGAGAATGCAAGAGATCCTATCAATGGATTCGTCATCAAGGGAAGAACTGATGATACTCGTAAGTTAATCCCACAGAAACTTGTACTTAAGCCTGTAACTGGATCAGTATACGGTGCTAGGTTCAAGAACCCAAGACAACAGAATGAGTACATTGGATATACAGCAGCAGACTTCACAAGTAATTCACTCAGTGTAGCAGCTAAGTATGATCCATACAAGAAAGACTTAACTAATGCTGGTATTGATTATCGTGCATTCGTTACAACTGCTAGTGGACTCAAAGCAACAATTCAAAGTGGTCGTTATGTAGAAGATCCATTAGATCCTACTATCAAGTACCTTGAGTTGAATGTATTTGACCATGCAATTGACATTGTAAACTATCCTGGTCTTAAGAACGAGACATTCACTACAGTGAGGATCGATGCTCCTCAAGGTGGAGACTTCGTAACCAATAAGACACAGAGTATTACTACTAACCAGATTCAATGGACAGGTAATTCTTCAGGTATTGCTAACGTACATGCTTATTACAATGTTGGAAGCAATCACTACTTAATCCTGAAAAATATTCGCGGCGGAAAATTAGAGTATAGTGAATTTGTAAGCACAAGGTTTACACAAGGAACTATCTTCGCTGATATGGTAGAGGATCAGGACTTTGGTAAGTCACTGCCACTCAAGACACTTATTGCTAAGGGATATCCTGAGTACTACTACAAGCAAGCAGGTGCTAATGTCTATACTATCACACCAGGTGATCGTATTACTGACGATGCTGGTATTGAATACTACGTTGATACTGTAAATGATGTAGGTATTATTGAAGATACCTTCTACATCTTTAACGTAGAGACACTACAGAAACGTATCTTCGGACAGCAAGAAGGTATCTTCTACTTAACTTGCTTACGTGGTAACATTCAACCATTCCCAACTGGTCCTGGAGTTGTTAATAACTTCAAGGAATTTAGATTCTCACAGCCAGTTAGCAAACTATATCCTCTAAACTACAGAAACGATCCTCTCTGGTTCCAGAAGTCTGGTACAACATCAGAAGAGAAGAACGTATATGCTGGATTAATTGATCCACCACAAGCATATTCTGCTGCTGACAACTATACACACGGTTTAGTTACCGTTAACGACTATAAGGGATCTGTAACAAGAGAACTAGTCGAAGATTGGGTTAAGCAACCAGCATTCATAGAGAATACTTACACAGTTCAGGCACAAGGCGGTAACGCAACTTCTGGTTCTGAAGATCGTAGGATTAAGATTGCTGGTACAAGCACAGTAATGACAGATGATAAGTTCTACGTTGAATTCCGTAGACCATCTATTGCTCGTGCAGGTAACCACACGTTTGAGTATCTTGGATTTGGTCCAGGTAACTACTCAACTGGTCTACCAGTTCGTCAAGAGATTGTTCTTACACCATTAGAAGACTTCTATGCTCAGTCTAAGAAGCAGAACGGTGGTATAGTCTTCTACACGGGTCTAAACTCCAACGGAGACCTTTATATCGGTAATAAGAAGATCAACGCTATCACAGGCGAAGAGACCTTCCTAGACGCTGCTGTATTGAATGATGATGGAGACCCAGATGACGTAGTAGGAGGTTTAGTAACCACATTTGACACTGCTGTAACATTCAACCAGAATATCACAGTTGTTGGTGGTAACGGAAGTCTTGTTAACACATTTGAATCTCCTGTATTAATAAGTGTTCAGGATGCCGATCTAACACAAAATAGAGATGCACTTATCATTCGTTCTAATGTAAGTTCGGTTGATCCAGTTACTTTATTAGAACAGGATGAGTCACTAGACAGACAAAGTTTCACTCCTGCACAGAATGGTGACATTCGCCTTAGCAAGAACAGAGTAGATGCTGCTGTATTTGGATTCAACTCCAGAGGTAATGGTCAGGAATATATGTTCCAGACTCATACTAACTCAGGTGGTGTTCCAACTAACATGACACCTAACCAGACATCACTTGTTGCAAATTCTGGTACTAGAATTAATACTAATCAGTTCATCACTTATGGTGGTGTGATGCCTAAGTCTGGTGATGTTCTACTGAAAGGTGATGAGATTGGAGAATCTGGATCACTTGGTTGGATCTATGCCAACTACTTCAGTGAGATCTCTGTAAATAGCATCTTCACTATCACATTTGACGGTAGTAACGTTGTTAAACTTACATTTGAAGCGAGTAACGTTGCTGTAGAGAACCAAGCACTTGGTATTACAGATTCTTCCAAGATTAGATTTACCAATTACCCAGTATCTCTACTGAACCTTCCACAAGGTTGGCCTGTTTACTCACCTTCTGGAGATGCGTTCTCACCAACTAATAACTACGTTCACTTCCAAGTAACAACTGCTCAAGCACAAGCTACTTTAAACTGGGCAACAGTTGTCGCTGGTAACAACCCTGATCCTAAGATATTTGTTTCTACATCAGAGTTCAAGGAACTTGGTGTTATAGGTGCTGATGCAATCCGTACTTATGTTAGAAATACATTGGTATCGGGTGCTGGTTCTATAGGTGACTACAGACTTGGTGTTAACACAGTAGCAAGAGCATCACACAGTTCTTACGAGACTGGATTTGTAGATACTTACACTAATCCTAAGGCTAACTTGGATGTTGTTGGTAGTGCATTCATCAGTGGTACAACAACCCCAGACTTCTTAACTAATGCTGAGTTTGCTGCTCGTACTAAGAATGGTCGTGCTGACGCATTGTTAGTCGGTGGTGATGCAGACAATCCTCTTAACCAGTCAACACTTAGAGTTAAAACTTCTAATACTGTAGGTACTGGTCAGGTTGGTATCAATGCAACAGACGCAAATCTTTCCTCATACGGTTTATTTGTCAACGGAACTTCTAAGTTCACTGGCAATGCACTATTTGATCTAGATGTTCAAATTGATGGTGGAGATCTTACTACTGCTGCTACAACATTCAATCTTGTTAACGGTACTGCAACCACAGTTAATATTGCTGGTGCTGCAACTGCCTTAACAATCGCTGATACTACAACAGCAGCTCAGACAATAGACATTGGTGATTCTGTAACTGGACAACAGACTATCAAGATTGGTAGTGCTTCTGTTGACAGTAACATCTTCTTCGGTGCTATTGCTGACACTGCAACTAACATTTCTAAGATTGAAATTGGTGGTGCATACGGTAATAACGAATCACTATCCTACGTTAAGTTTGGAAATAGAAAGGTATCCTACGCAGGTGATGCAACATTCGGTGCAGACAAGATACTTGGTGGTGATAGAACACAACCAGAACAGATTGTAACTCTGAATACTGAAGCAGGTATTGTTTCCTTATTCTCTGGTAACACACAGACCATTGACGTAGCAACTAACTCTTCTGAAGTTAACATTGCTGGTCAAGGTGGTACAACAACAGTTAGAAATAACCTTGAAGTAGATGGTACAGCAACCTTTAACGGTAGCGTTAACCTCTGCGGTGGTACTTCTGCCTTCTCCTTCATTGGTGATAGAGCACAGTTAGGATCTACTGCATTCGCTCACGCAAGCGGTATTATATCAGTAGGTACTTACAATAAGAACATTGACATTATCAATGTACTTGAAGTTATCGAAGCAGATCCAAATTATAACCGTCTTGACACTGCTGGTTCAGGAGTCTGGGGCGGTACTACATTCCAGAATGTAATAGCTGCTGCTGGACCTGGCGGTGCTGACCTACCTGCTCTAACTGGTAATCAGTACTACTTACCATTACTCAATAATCCTGGTAGTTACTTTGGTGAAGGTGATTACATAATCCTCGACACAACAGTTGATGCAGGAACAGGAACACACCCAGAGATCGTAAGAGTTGCTTCTGGTGGTTTAAGTGGAGTACAACAAGCTCCTTACTACCTAACAGTTGAGAGACAACCACTTGGTACATTCACAACTGTCAAGACTAATCACCCTGATACAGTAACAAACAGAACTCCAATCTATAAGTGTAACATCGCATTTGATGCTACATGGACAGAGCAGACAATTGATTCTACTGGTACTCAGGAGAATATTTACTTAGCATCTTTCGGTGGAACACTAACAGTCCAAAGAGACTATGTTATTGTTGATCGTGAAGATACAAACACAGACGGAACCTTCAATCAAGGTGAAGTATTCAAACTAGCAACACCTCTTACACAGAACAATAAGAAGTTACAAATTAAGGATGGATGTCCTGGTAACGTATTGTTCGAGGTTGACACCGTAACTGGTGGAGTAATCGTTGGTAACGATGGTGTTGATGGAGAGAATGGTAAGTTAACTGTTAACGGTTCATTCAACTTCATTGGTGGATGTAAGACTGGTTACAAGGCAACTGCTGCTTCTCTTGGTGTATTCACTGGTGATATCGCAGCATCATTCACAACTATCACTAACGTTGTTGATACTGCTGGACTAGAAGTTGACGATTATGTTCAACTAGTAAGCGGTGGTAATGCAGTAACATTAACACAGAATCAGTTCGTAACTGATGGTGGTATCACAAGACAGGTTGATCCTCAGATCGTCAGCATCGTTGGTAGTACAGTAACACTGAACACTGCCTTCTCTGGTGCTGGAACTGCAACTGGTGTATCATTAAAGGCAGCGAAGAACGAGAAGTTTAGTATAACAGATCGTGTTCGTGAGATCTTTACTATCGATGCTTGCAGTGGTGACACTGTAATTGGTAACTCAAGTGGTAGAGTTTACACACAGAGATCTAAGTTTGGAACTAGTGTAGCATCACATAGTGTTGGCGACACTGTATACACAGTACTTAAGGATCCTAAAGTTGATAACGGAATTGCAACAACCTTTGTTGATACTGTAACTCCGCTTACAACAACTGCAACCCAAATCACAGTTGATAACGTTAGCAACTTTGCAATTAACGACTTCATCTTAGTTGGTTACGGTTCAGGTACTCAAGAAGAATTCATGCAGATAACTGGTACTCCAGTTGTAACCTCTGGTACTGCTGGATACTTGCCTGTAAATCGTATTAATAACGTTGCTAACTGGCCTGGTGCTGCTAAGACTCACGCTGACGGTGAAACTGTCTGGAGAGTATTACTTAGAGAGGCAACTGTACTTGAAGAAGATATTGCTGGATCAGGTTCATCACTTGTAGAAATCAAGTTGAAGAACAGTGATGTAGTTCCATTCTTCAAGGATAGAGAGTACTTCCTATTCATCGGTGATGAAATCTTTGAGGTAGGAAACTCAGTAACAACCACTGGTGGAACACCATTGGTCAAGAAGGACTTCCATCATGGTCGTTTGACAGTATACGATGACGTTAAGTTCATCGGATCTTCCTTCGATATCATGGGTACTGATAATAACGTACCTATCTTAACTGTACAGAACAACGATGAGCACCACTTTGAAGCTGGTAAGTTAGTTGTTAACGCTGCTACAGATATAAGTGGATTCCTAAGAATATTCCCAAGTAAGTGTGTTGAGGATCCTGATGCAATTCAGTTTACTAATACATCATTTGACCCAACATTCCGTGTTGAACCTGAATATGGTGATACATTCGTTGGTCGTTTCTTAGATATCAATGGTATTGCTGCTACAACTGCATCTAATACCCAGAAGATATTCACAGTTAGAAATCTTGGTGACGGTGGTACTAAGAACTATCAGATTAATCAAGACTGTTCTATCGATGGATTTGGTTACACTGGTTGGAAGAACAAGAATGGTGGTCATAAGTCCACCTTCGTTAACGCAACAGGCAGTGTTACTAGCAATATAAATTATATTGTAGCAGTAGCACCAGCAACAGGTGCGATGGTATTAACTCTACCATCTCTTGCTGAGACTGGAGACATCATTAGATTTACTGAAGTTGGTGGTCAATTGACTTATAACAACTCTCTCGTAATTCGTGCTCCAATCGTAGGTGGTGAACCAGTTGCAATTCAAGGTGATACTGAAGGTACTAAGTTGGGTGGTCTATCTACTCCATACGGATCTGGTGAACTAGTTGTACAGAACAGAAACGCATCCTTCGGTCTAATATTCGTTGGTCAATCAGATGGAGATAACTTCATCCCTGCTGCATATCAAGGTTGGTGGTTAACTGAACTATAATGGCATTCTACAACAGAGTCAAAACAATGAAGACCTCACCCATTGGCACTATAATGCCATGGGGAGGTAACTCAACGCTTAGAGGATCAAATCCCCCTAACGTGCCACATGGTTGGATACTATGTGATGGAGCTACTCATTCTGCTAGTGAATATCCTTTACTAGCATCTATGATTGGTAACACATATGGTCCCACTGCTACATCAATTAAGGGTAACTACCCTGATTATGAAGCGGCAGATCAATTTCGTGTTCCTAACTTAAATGGTAGAGCACTGGTTGATATCGAGAGAACCATGTTGGGTGAGACAAAGTATCAGTACAATCAACCGAATGCTGATTCTGTTGTTGGTCCTTTGATTGAAGGTGATGGTACTGCGGTAACACCCCCTGCTATCTACAGTGCTGACACTGACATAACATTCCAACTTGATGGTATTAATAATATGGCAGGTAGGATTCAAGAGTTTACTCTGAATGATCCTACATGGTCTAAGACATACTATGTTCTCGGTAGAAAACTAGGTATAGACCACACACCTGCTCATAGGCATCCCGGATCATATACTACTGCTCAACCTTCTGGTAAGTATGTACAAACATTCGAGACTACATTCTATGCTACTAGTGGATCACCTGATTATGAATCTGCTAACCTAACTGGTGCAGGTGGTAATGATGGTCCTGATAGTTGGCAGAATGGATTCGGATCTATCACATACTATGATGACAATACTCTTGTTGTAACCAGTGAAGGAAAGACATTCGACCCTGCGACTAAAGGAACTATTCCTGAAATCGGTAAGGTTAGAACTATACCACAAGGTAGTGGTAATACTCCTGCCTTTGGTGACACTTATAATTATGGCCACCAAATGATTGCACATACTGGTGTCTTCCCACCACCATATACATCAGGTATTATGGGTAAGAAGAACTATATTGGTGGAGATCAAAGTGTAACTTATCCAACAAACTTGAGTCATTCTGGTGAAGTATTCACAGAATCAAGTCTTGCTCCGCATAATCATTTTACATTTGATATTTCTATGACTGCTCCAGGCTTGAGAGCACCTTCAAATATCGCTATTAATAATGTACAATCATATACTGTTAATGTTTCTGACATCGATAGTGCATTAAATATTGTATTAGATAACAATACACCTTCCCAGACAGTAATAATGTTAATACGGGCATTCTAATGGCAGCATTCCTATCACAAGAGAGAAATAAACTAGGTACTACAACAGGATCCCTGATAGCATTTCCTAGAGAATTAGATGTTAATGATCCTACAGTAGGACTCAGTGCATCGTTACTACCTGCTGGTTATTTGAGATGTGATGGTAGTGTATACAATGAAACACAATACCCTGCTCTTGCTGAGATTTTAGGACTGGGTGATCTATGTGTATTCAAACAGACTGGTGTTACTTTAACTACTTCACAGTTTCAAGTACCAGATTTAAGATCAAAGTTTATTAAAGCATCAAGTGGTTCGGATCAGGGTGTAATGAATGACCTGACAGTAACCAATGCTGCTAACCAGACAATAGATAAGTCTGGTGTTGGTATTGAGGTGTCAAGTAATGTTGGAAGTACTGCTACTATTACTTTAAGTGGACAGTTTAGAATCCCACCAGTTACTGCTGCACTAAGAGGTAATGTTTCATTTACTAGACCAAGATACGTAGATTCAGAGATTGTTCCTGTAAATGGATTCCAACCACACTGTCACTATACTACAACCAGAAGGTGTAGGATCAAGAGACGTGCTGGTAGTGATATGTTTGAATTAAACTATTACAGGAATGCTTCTACGATTGGTGTACATGAATGGTACTATCATACAATGGTTGATGGTCCTGGTGGTAACCAGGAAGCACAACCTGCTTGTAGATTATATGCAGAATCAGTGAACTTCACACCAGGCAACTATATTCCTAGTGGTTTCGGTGTTAGTTACCAATACTATGGTGTATGTAAGAATGCTTGTGCTGGATTTAATATCTATTGTTTAGTACCAAGTTCACAATCTACTACACAATCTGGTGATAATATTGCTGGTCAAAGTCCTAGTATTATACCTCTATTCATAGATACTACACCTAATACATGCTTCCAGACATTACCTTGGCCAATTGGTCAACAGTCTATGTCATGTGCGAGTAGTTCTTTAAGTATCTCATCAAACTATATTGCTGGTGCAACTGGTGTTGGTACTGATGATATACCTCAGACAGGTACTAATGGTTATTCACATACTGCTGACTTATCTAATGTCATGCCGTTTGATACTGCTGTTGATACTGGTATAGCAAATACTGTGTATCCACAGATATCTAACGTGGTAGTAACAACTAATGCTTTGAATTATGAATCTGATCCAACAGATCATACTCATACCATCAATTATGAGACAGGTACTACCAATTATAACTTAAATACTACTGAGTTCTTTGTTAGTACTGATGGAATGACTTCCACAATTAATATTACTCCTGATCAAACAAAGAAGATGGACAATTTAATTGCTCCTTTTATTATGGTCGATTATCTAATTAAAGTCTAATGAGAAATATTCGCTCTAACTACTTAGCAGATAAGGTGACTTACACGTCATCAACTATGCCTATTGGTGCAATCTTACCTGTTTTTAAGGCAGATGACGATAAGGTATCAGATGATGGTGTAGTTACTGCGATAGCACAGTATGCTGCTGGAACTGGTACAGGGTATCAATCAGATTTAATGAGTCCAGCAGGTTATCCAATAGAACCAATAGAAATGGTTATTGGACAGGGTGGTCTGTCAGTAAGTAATGATACATTTTCATTTACTGGTATAGGAAATCTTTTAAGTGATGGTGATAAGATAATAATTAAATCCACATCACAATCACCAAACAAAGCAAAACTCGGTGGTTCTATTCAATCATTTACTGTAACTGCTGGTGGTACAGGGTATACAAGTTCACCAACAGTAGTTGTTGGAGATAATGGTAGTGGTCCTGTAACAACAGGATCTTTTCAGGTTGTAGTTAATGCTGGTGTAGTTACTGGTATTAATGTAGTAGATGGTGGTATTGGATATCAATTCCCAACAGTTACTCTTGTTGGAGGTGGTGGTAATGGTGCAACTGCAACTGTTGCTATGTCACCCGGAGGTACAGGTGGTGTTGCTGTCGATGCAGGATTAACAGCAGTTATTGATATTGTTACTACAAATACATTTAGATTGGCAAGAAACACAGGTGATATTGCTGCTGGTTACTTTTATAACATCACAGATCTAGGATCTGCTGGTAATATAGTATTCATAACGTCAGAAGGATTTGGATTAAGAGTTGGTATTGCTGCTACTGCTGGTGGAGCAATTGATTATGCTACTATAAAACAAGAAGGTTATGGATATGCATCAGGAGATGTATTAAAGGTTCTTCAAGCAGGTTCTGATGGTCTTGGTAAGATAAGAATACAGACAGTATCATCAAATTCTGCTAGTGACCCTGATAATCAGTATCCTGGTTTCTTATATTGTGATGGAGCGACAGTTAATGCTCAAGATTATCCATTATTATATGAAGTCTTGAAGGATAACTATGGTGGTACAGGTGGAAGTTTCAATAAATCAGACTTTGGATCGGCAAGTGCTATAACATTTGACCTTCCAGACTATAAAACAAGGAAATTGGTAGGTGCAGGTGGAGGTGTGCAAGGTGGTGGATCTCCTGTATCTGGTAGTGTAATATCTTCTGTTGGTAATACTGGTGGTAAATGGTATTTTAGTAAGAGTGAACAACAACAGTTAATGGATATTGGTAGTGTTGTTGTTGGTGGTTACGATAATGTTGTAGAATTTGTTGGTGCTACTCTTAGTGGTGAAGTTACCATGAAGGTTGGACCATTACAAGAGAAGATGATTTCTGCTGTTCCTGAACATGAACATGCAGTGTTGACATCAGAAGCACCAGAAGCAGGTGCATTTGAAGGTGCTGGATATGTATTAGATGACCATTCAGTTGGATATAAGAATGGTACTGGATCTGTAAACTATTTCATACCTTCAGGTGGTGTTCCATTATTCCATTCACATGGAATTACAGACTATATTATTACTGACCCCAATGCATCAACGTATGGAAACGTTTCTGGTATTGGTACTAAAGTTGAGATGAGCATAACACAGGCAGCATTCAATACAGTTGATGATACTGTTACTATTACTGCTCATGGTATGGCAACAGGACATAAGTTGAGAGTAAAGACTAATCCTGCAACAAATCCTGCTGTAATGACATATGCACCAGGTAATCCACCAGCAGGTTCTACTATTAACGTAAACTTTGCAGTTAACACTGAGTGGTGGGTCATTAAGATTGATAATGATACTATTAAATTATGTACATCTAAGTATAACGCATTAAGAGGTTATTTTGTAGACATCACGACCACTGGTGATTCTGCCACAATGGTGCTGGAAGTAGGATATAATGCTGCTGGTAATTTTCCAGGTGAACCAGTTACTACAATTACTACACCTGCCCCAACAACATATGATATTGATGACAACTATGTCATTGGTGGTAAACCAATAACATTACCAGGCGATTCATTCTCTAATGTAGAATGGTTTGACGAACAAATTACAGGTGGTACATATTCTATTCCTGCATCAACCAATGATCAGACACCAGTTGAAGCTATTGCTGGTTACTGTGCTGGTGGTGGTGGAGTTGGTGCAAGTACTGACATAGTTGGTGCTGCTGGTCTTGATAGTTATTATGAGGTTGCATTTAGTGGATACACTTACAAAATGGTTGCCACAGGTGGTGGCGGTGGTGTAAGAGGTGATCAAGGTGGAGCAGGTGGTTCTGGAGGTACTGGTAAAGTAGAAGTTATTCAAAGTGGATCAGTAGTACAGACAGTAACACTTACTGCTGGTATGGTTGGTACTAGTACAGTATTAACTGGTGGTGCTTCGTTCAGATTGGAATCATTCTATGCTGGTAATGATGGTGGTGCTGGTGGTTCTGGTACTGGTGGTACTGGAGCAGCATCAGCGTTGATCGGTGGTTCTGGTGGTAATGGATCGAGAACTTTGTATACTGGTAGTAATAATGTAGTAACTGAATGGACATCAGGTACTAATGGTGGTTCTGTTACGTATCAAATTCCTAATAATTATCCTGTTAGTCAAGTCCAAGCTGAACTAAAAGGTGGTGGAGGTGGATCAGGTGGTACTGGAGACGGTGGTGCTAACTGGTATGCTGGTGATGGTGGACATGGTAAGCATGTTGTTGCAAACATAAACACATTTGCTGGTCAAACTTTAACAATATATGTTGGTAACGGTGGATCCGCAGGAAGTGGAAGAAATCCTGGTGCTAAAGGTGCTGGATTCTCTGAAGGTGGTAACGGTGGTAGCGGTACTGGCGGTGGTGGAGGAGGTGGAGGAGGAGGATCCTCTTGTATCTCTATCCCTTCTGGTCCTCTAATCGGTGCTGGTGGAGGAGGAGGCGGTGGTGCTGCTGGTGATAGTACTCAGTTATCCTCAATGAATGGACAACCAAGTGCTTCTCAAGATGCTTTCCAATCTGTTTCTGGTTGTTTCGCTGGATCTGGTAACAATGGAGGTAACTCCGTTTGTACTGGTGGAGGCGGTGGAGGCGGCGGCGGTGGAGTCGGTGCTGGTGCTGGAATCGGTGGTGGTGGCGGTGGAGGTAATGGATCCAACGCAGTTAAACCAGGATTTGGTGGTACTAGAGGACAATCTTCATTGGTCAGTGGTCAGAGTATAGTATCTCAAGGTGATGCTACTAATGGTGGTGATGTAAATATTGGACAACAAATTGATGGTAGTGACGGTTATGTTAAACTAACAGTTGAAGAGAACACCACATACTACGGTAATGCTGGAGGTGGTGGTGGATCAGGTTGCTATTTCACATGGAAACTTGAAGATCTATCTAGTGTCAGTGTCAACGGTGGAACAATGATCGTTGGTAATGGTAATGAAGATGGTCGAGCACGAGTTGGATATGCTGTCGTTACATCAGACTCACCAAATACAGGTACAAGTAGTACAGTAGGATTATTTGATGCTGCTAGTGACTCAGTTGATTATGTTAACAGTGGTAATGGTAGTGGTGCTAATGGTGGATTCATTTCTCCTGACACACAAAAATACTTAAGATTCTTTGGTGATGAAGCAAATCGTTGGGCTAGAACTATAGCATATAATGCTAGTCAATCTAACCCTGCTGGTACAGTTACTGAAAAGGTACGCTTTGAAGTAGTACGTGGTAATGGTAGTAATGGTGGTGAAACACCAAATGAACCATTAGAACTATTCGGTAGTAATGATGGTGGTGGTAGCTATACTAAGTTTGGAACTATCTCAACTAGTGGTGGTGCTACTACATGGGAGGATGTGGATGTAGTTATTCCTACTACTTACAGGGTTTCTAATCTATTGATGGAAGTAAGACAAGTTAGAGCAAGTACTGGTAATGCAGATGAAGATAACTATGGTATTGGTAAGGTGACTATGATTCATGCAGAAGGTGAGGTTACAACTTACGTGACACAAGCAGGTAGAATTGATTTGGGTGTAGAATATATCCAAGAGGTCATTCCACCACAGGGAGATCCAATAAACTCTGCTGGTATTACTGTAAATGATGGTAAATTTACCCTATCATCTGCTGTTAAGCTAAATGTTATACCAAGTTTGCAACCAGATATTGACATTCCACTCGTAACACGCTATCATCTAGTGAAGTATATGATACGAGCATATTAAATGGAGTTAGGCAGTGAGTCGGGATATATTATAGATCCTACCCAAGCACAAGGTGAGTATGAAGATTTCATTGGTGTGTATCGTAAGTTTGTCAATACGAAGTTATGTGTAGATGCTATAGCAGAGTTTAATAAGTATACTGAAGCTAATGGTGCTCTACAGGCAGGACATGAGCAATTTCCGCAGGGTAAGTTAGGTAGGGATGACTGTTCAATCATATTAGATGACATAAAGATAGGTATATCAAAGCATTTTTATCAGTATCTTAACTCAGCATTCGAGAATTATAGAATAAAATACGATCACATATCTAAGATAAAACTAGGTACTATTGGTCTTAAGATGCAGAAGACATCACCTGGTGGTGGTTACCATACATGGCATTACGAAAACTCTAGTTTTAGAGCAGCAAATCGTGAGTTGACATGGATGATATACTTGAATGATATGCCAGATGGTGAAGCAGAGACTGAATTTCTCTTTCAAAAACGTAGAATTAAACCAGAGATAGGCACAATAGTTATCTGGCCTGCTGGTATGACACATGTGCATCGTGGCAACACTGTATTTTCGCGAGATAAATATATATTGACAGGATGGTATCTTAAACTCCCTTAAAACAATGGCAGAATTTCGTGTAGTACTACAATGCAATGCGCTTCAACGTATGATAACTGTGGATGGAAAGACACAGACTATCAGTGAAGCATATTGGAATGCAAATATACAGAACAAGTTGTATCCGTTCTGGACAACTGATAATGATAGATTGATTCATTTCAATTACTTTGATAATGGATCATATGGGTGTGAAAGAAAGAAATATGTGTATGATCGTGTCACTACTAATAAGAAGTGGACAACATATGAATGGAAAGAACCATCTGAAGCACAAGCACTAGATATTGCTAATGAATTAAAGGCAAAGTATTTTGAGTATCAGGATGTAGAGCAGGAAGAGATACAAGAAGAACTGTATCAACAGTATGGTAAGTGGAATAAGGTATCATGGGAAGGTATCAAAATGATACGTAACTTCCTATTAGATGATTCTGATTGGACACAGATGCCTGATACTGCTTTGGATACTGCTACAAAAGCAATGTGGACTGCGTATCGTACTAAACTAAGAGCAATTCCTCAAGATTATAATGGTCAGGAGGCAGATGATGTTAAGTTCCCAATCAATCCTACATTCTACACCACACGCTTCAAGGATATTGAAGTAACTGCTGAAGAAGATGGAGTAATGGTAACTAAGAAACCTAATGAAGCTAAGGCATACTTAGACACTGCTGATCAGTTTGGTAAGTTCCCTGACAATTCATTGAATACATGGTCAAGGAGAATTACAACACAGATTGCTAATGCATATAAGATTAAGAATCCTGATGATGTATTCCCTCAATCAGATATTAGTCAGAAGTTTGCAAACACACAAGAAGAGTTAGATGCTCTACTGAAGGCGTTCCAAGATAACAACGTGTAATTATGAATGAACCATCTATATACATAGTCACTCTGGTAACAGGTGATGAGGTGATAACTAATGTACAAAAGCATATAGAACCCGTTAATGGCGTGGATACAGAAGTTTGTTACAAATTAATGTATCCTTTTTCTATATCTGATGCAGGTGAAGGGAAGATTGAACTGACACCATGGAAGAAGTATTCTCCAGAGGCACAGTTTCTTATTGGTTATGATCACATACTAAATATGTGTGTACCTTGGCCAACAGTGACTAAAGAGTACGAGAAAGCAGTCTCTAACTTTAACAAAATATTATTGGATATGTCTAAAAATGATGAACTTGTATGATTTCTTTGATAGAGATAAACTATTACAGATAAACAGTGTATTTGATCAGGGTACATGGGTAGATGGTGAGGTCAGTGGACCTAAAGATAAAAGTATTAAACGTAACTATCAACAGTCAGATAAAGAAATTAATATGATGGTGAACCATGAGATTCATCGTATATTAAAACAAGAGAATAGTTTCACACATCATTACCTGATAGTTAAAGCAACACCAATACTGATGTTGAAGTATGATGAGAATTGTCATTACAATGATCATGTAGATTTCATACACATGTATGGTTCACGTACAGATTTCACATGTGTAATGAATTTGAATGATGATTATGAGGGTGGTGAGCATTATATTAAAGAGAATGGTGAGAAGAAAGAGTGGAAGAATGAACCAGGTAAGTTAATGGTCTATCCAACTGGACAAGTACATGGTGTTAATCCTATTACTAAGGGAACACGTAGATGTATTACGTTTTGGTTAGAGAGTGCTATTCAAGACACTGCGATGAGAGAACCTATCGTTAGATTTAATAAATTATATGATAAGATCTGGAGTCAGTTAGACAATGAAGACGTGCTAGAGTTGGACTGGTTCCGCATGGCACTCATGAGACACCACAGCACATTTAGAGATTAATCATGGCAACATTAGAACAGATATTATCATTTGATACCATACTTGATAGAGGTGAGATGCTGGAGATTGATAAGATCGCCAGTCGTCCAAGATGGCAGTATGGTGCTAGTAGTGACACCAATTTTCCACATAAGAAATTTTGGAAAATGGATGTAAAGGGTCTTGCGTTGTTTGATACATATATACCTGAGAAGATGAAACTCTTGTTACCATTTGAGTTTGAGATTGTTGACTATTATCTCAATGGACACACTCGTGGATTAGATGGTTCTATACATAGAGATGACAGTGATTTTACCTTTCTTTTATACTGTAATCCTAATTGGGATATGATATGGGGTGGTAAGACCATGTTTGTACAAGATGACGGAAGATTTGATGCAGTATTCCCCAAACCAGGCTCTGCCATTTGCTTCCCATCAGAAATATTACACTGGGCAGAGGACACATCTAGGGAATATTACGGACTTAGAGTTACTGCTGCGTATAAATTAAAGAAGTTGGAGACCATAGATGAACATAAAGACTCTTGACTCCGCTGCTACATGGGATGATATTGAAGATTATGCTGCTGGAGTATCAGGAGCTGTAGTATATTTTGAGAATCCAAGACTAGAAGCAGCAGATGCGTCAACCAAGACCGCAGTTATCACATACTATCGTGATGATGAGTCTGTACCTGCGGATTTGATAACAGCACTAGAGAGTAAGTACTACGGATACTTAGAATTTCGTGATCCAGATCTAGCATTTGAATTTGTTTTAGATTACTTCCCAAGAAGGGATGAGTTAACAGATGGTGTTGCTGGCGACCCATATTGGTATCAATGTTTTGTCGTAAGACAGGATGGTGTGATAGAATATGATAACGCAGCGTTACGTAAAGGATCAAATTAAGCAAATATTAAGGTCATAAATACGTTTATGAGTGTTATAATATACCAAGACCATATAGAACTGCTTGAGGCAGAGAATGAAGAACTCCGTGAAGAGCTCTCGTTCCTTAAGCTGCAACTTGAACATAAAACTTTAGGATTACCAAATTATGAATACATGGATAGATCGATTGAAGAAACTTGATGGTGAAGATTATATCTATATCTCACTAATATATCTCGAAGCGTTCATAGTAAACATACTACAGAATGCTGACGTAAAAGTGCCAGAACGAGTGGCTGTAAAAAAAGTGTCACAAGGGGTTGACGAACCAACACCAGAGACTGTATAATTAGAAGACGAGGGGCATTTGTTCCTCGTTTCTTCATGTCCTAGTGCCAATGCCATCGAAAGATCAAAGAACGACTGATGACAATGAGACTGCTTCAGAGAAGTGGGATCGTGCCAAGTCGTTATTTCTAGAATCATTATACAAACCTGATCATGAGTTACGTGGTTGTGCTCATAATCAAAGGTGCTTCTATGAATTGATGGATGTTAAGGAACATGTCATTTCTATAGTAAGAGCAATGGATAATCCTCATCATGATGAGGACACCGATAGATATAATAACATACCTGCGAGGTACTGATGCGAGAAAGATTACTCGAATTACTGAAGACCAATGCTTATAAGCATGGGGATTATACCCTATCGTCTGGTAGGAAGAGTGAACACTACGTTAATTGTAAACCTGTCACATTAAATGGTGAGGGATTGCATTTAGTATCTAATTGTCTGTTGCAGTTTGTCCATCCATTAACAAAAGCAGTTGCTGGTCTTACATTGGGTGCTGATCCACTAGTAGCAGGTGTTTCAGTTGCATCATACCAGTACATATCTTGTCCTGATTTAGATGCACTTATAGTTAGAAAAGAACAGAAAGGATATGGTGCTAATGCATGGATAGAAGGACCACTACCACCAAAAGGTAGTATTATTACAGTGTTGGAAGACGTTGTAACAACTGGTAAATCTGCAATCCAAGCAGTGTTAAGATTACGTGATGCTGGTTACATTGTTAATCATGTCGTTACTATTGTAGACCGTCAAGATGAACATGAAGCATCTGATGCTATGGCATCTGCTGGTCTAGAACTTATAAGTTTATTTTCATTAGAAGAATTAATCTCATGACTGAAGAAGAATACAAAGCAACCGTAAAGAATTTTCTGATAGCACAGAATAATAATGATCATAACTTTTCATTATTACAGGCACAGATAGAACAGTTAAGGGGTGAGATCAAAGACTTAAAGGATCTCAAGGAGATGTTTAGATTACCTAGTGTAAAGAATCAGAATCGTGAACCGTTTGAATACATTGATGCTGATGAAGTAGAGGACGACGAGTGAAGTGGGTAATACTCACAGTCTATTCAATATTTTCTTTCTCAGTGCTATATGTGTCACTGAATAAACCTCAACCAAACTCTATCCATTGTGATTCGATATGTCTTGCTATGAACCCGAAGTTGATGATTACGTTGTCTGGGATAAAGGCGACAACAGTGGTACAGATGAAGGGTGGGTATATTTTAAAGGACCAGTAATAGAAAAGAAGAAAGGATTCAATGACAATCCACGATATATTACTATCGAGACCCATGTCAAACCTAAACCATATTGTAAGTATGCTAGGGATGACAGGCATAAGTTCGTACACACATTGTTATTGTGTTACGAGCAAGATTGGAAAGACCTTAAGTTCATAAAGCATCGTAGACCACCAGAGTACATTCAGTTGGAACTCTGGGACAGTTGATGAACCGCACACCAATGGTGACACGGTTCGTTTTTTAGTGTATAATACTATTAGTTTCCCAATATGGGTATGTTAAAATCAAATCCAATGAAAGAGAAGTTCTTCGCTGAAGGACATACTCTACCCACATGCGTAAATGATGGGTGTAATAATAATGTGCAGGTAAGAGAGTGGAAGTATTGGTCATTCAAATCAGAATGCTCCACATGTGCTACTGCACGTAAGAAGGGTAAGACTGTGGCAGGTGTCACACAACATAAGAAAGACTATTGTGAAAATCATGATGGTCATCTTGGTTGGGGATGTCCTGTACCTAAACAGCAATGGAAAGGATTTGAAAACAGTCTTGATCTTGACCATTTAGATGGTGATCATCACAATAATAATCCTGAGAACGTCATGACATACTGTAAATTATGTCATGGACGTAAGTCACTAGAAAATGGTGACTGTAATAGTAACAAATCATCCTCACGTAAAATGGTATGAATGATCTATACGATACCATTCTTGTTGGTGACGCACAAGATGTTCTTGATATAGTTGATGGTGGCATGGTACATTTAACATGTACTTCGCCACCATATTATAATGCAAGGGCATACTCAACGTGGCCAACGTATGAAGAATACCTTGAGTTTCTACACAATGTATTTGCATCAGTCTATCGTGTAACTGCTGAAGGCAGGATGTGTTGTGTCAATCTATCACCTGTCATTCAGGCAAGAGAGTCACGATCACATGAGAGCAAAAGACTAGCAATTCCATTTCATTTCTTTAAGGTGATGGAGGACATTGGATGGAAGTACATAGATGATATAGTATGGGTGAAACCAGAGGGTTCTGCCATAAATCGAAATGGTGGGTTTTTTCAACATCGTAAACCTGTGGCTTATAAACCAAATCTAGTTTCTGAAACTATATTTGTTTTTCAGAAACCAGCAGATTTTCTAATTGATAAGACTGTAAGATCATACTCTGGAGATATATTAGAACAGAGTTTGGTAAAGGATGGATATGAGAGATCTAATGTCTGGTCATTCAATCCTGAAACAAAATCAAGTCACCCTGCTCCATATCCTAAACAATTATCAGATAATATCATTAAATATTATAGTTTCGTAGGTGATTTAGTTCTTGATCCCTTCATGGGAAGTGGAACTACTGCGATATCATCAATAGATCTTAATCGTCACTACTTAGGTGTAGAATTGCACGAAGAATATGTTGAAGATACTATGAAACGAATCAAGAAATTTCAACCCTTAAATAACTTTTTATCATGAAACATTGGTTAGATTTATCACATGAGAAACCATGGACTGTACGTGATCAGAAACGAGTTGATAATACTCATAGAAAGATTCACACTGATGAGTACATGCAAGCAGGATGGGAGGACACTCCATCAGGTTGCCACCCATATAAAAAAGGTTCTCGTCACAATAAGATAGGAATGTGGATCATGTGGACATACTATGTGTTATTCACTGGTATGGTCATAAGACTAATAGTAGTATTAAACACATGAAGAATACCATATTATATGGTGACTGTCGTGAAACATTGAAGCAATTCGATGTTAAAGCACGTACATGTGTAACATCTCCACCTTACTATGGTCTTAGAGACTATGGTGGTGAAGACAATCAGATAGGACAAGAACAATCACCTGAAGAATACATTCAACAATTAGTAGAAGTATTCAGAGAGGTACGTGATGTCCTGACTGATGATGGTACACTGTGGTTGAATATTGGTGATAGTTATTATAACTATAGACCAGGTAAAGGTCAAGGATTAGTTAAACAAACTGTGTCCAACACTAAACAAGATTTACCAGACAAATGTGCAAGACGTGGTAACAAACTACAAGGATTGAAAGAGAAGGATCTCATTGGTATTCCATGGATGTTAGCATTTGCATT